AATAAAATAAACAATTACCAAAATGATTCAGAAATAAGAAGAGAAAAACCAATGCTTTGGCCTTCTGGAATGTATTTCACAGAAAAAAATTTGGAAACTTGGATAAAAGAACACGATAAAAAAAATGACTAAATGTTGGGAATTTAAATTGAAACTCGAAAAGAAAACTATTAAAACTTTTGTTTATAGTGATAATGGAAAAGATATTGCATCAAGATTTCCTAATAACAAAATTACTAATATAAAAGAGATTGACGATCCATTAGCAGAAAACAAGCCACAACCTAAGAAAAAAGAAAAATACATATGATCCACGCAATGATAGACTTAGAAACATTAAGTACAAATCCTGATGCTACAATTTTGACAGTAGGTGGTGTCAAATTTAATCCTAATAATTCTGTAGAACCATCACAAGGTATGTATTTCAGAGTTGATGTAGATTCACAAACTGCTATGGGTAGAGATGTTATGGAAGATACATTAAACTGGTGGGCGACACAACCAAAAGAAATTTCAGAAGAAGCATTAGGCGAAAAAGATAGAATTAGTTTAGAAGAAATGATTAAAACTATTAACAAATGGTCTGTTGGCGTTGATGTATTTTGGTGTCAGGGGCCTTTATTTGACTATGCAATATTACAAAACATTTATAAACAATTAGGACATCCTGTTCCGTGGCAATATTGGCAAATTAGAGATTCAAGAACGTTGTTTAGTCTAGTACCACGAGATCTAAACGAGAAGAGAACAGGATTACATAACGCATTAGAAGATTGTTACTTTCAAGCAAAAAAGGTGCAAAAAGTTTACAAACAACTTGGAATAAAATGAAGTTATACAACATAAAAGACTTTTACTACTTCGAAGGTAAACGTTTAAGGCATAGTAAAACACCAACAACAAAATGGCTAAAACTAAAATGTGTTTACAAAATAAGAATAGGTAAAAATATTGTTCATGTGGGTAGATCTGACACTTGTAAAAAACATGGACCAGCAGAAAAGGTAAGAAAAGCAATAGTACAGTTATTAGGATTAGAGTCTTATAATCCTAGTGTTACTTCAACAAAATTATGGCGAGAAATTAGGTTGAAATACAGACCAAACTCTAGTAACATAAGTATAGAAGTAATAGAAACTAATGCCATCGCCAAAACATACGTACAAGAAAGCATATGAACCTATAGATTTTTATGAAGAATCTACATGGCTAGGCAACGATACTCCGATTTTTGAGAACAAATTTACAAGTGTATTCAAAGACAAATATCCTTGTGTTCCGGGGCATACACTTTTTATTCCAAAAAAAGACACTCCAGAATATATTGGCGAATCTTATAGATTAGCCTACTATTGTGGGAAAGAATGGATTAAAAAAGGAAAAATTAGAGGTTTTAATGCAGGTATGAATTTTGGAAAATGTGCAGGCCAAACAATAATGTGGCCACACGTACATTTTATACCAAGACATGAAGGTGACTCAGAAACAATAGGCGGTATGCGTCATGCTCATCCATCTGCTGATCATAACGAGCATTATTAATGGAAGACAATAGTCTAAACTCTAAGGAATGGCAATTATTATTAGTATTACAAGAGTTGCGAAATGAATTATCAGATAAAGAAAAAAACCAAAAGTTAATAGAATGGATAGACGAAAAAGTAAAAGATTTACAAAAAAGAAGCGGTTGGTAAGACAACATCGAGGTTCGTTTATAAGTCCAGATGGTGGCGAAACTGTTTACCAACAATTATCAAGCGGCGATCGCAAATTAATAAGTCAATCACAATTAGCCAAAGACACTGAACAAGAAATGTATGAAAATGAGATGATTGGTATTGATGCAATAAAATTAAGACGCAAGTTCCCAGCACTTCAGAAGGCCTGGGATCAATACAAAACGATATGGAAATTAGTAGCATATAATGATTAGACTATACTTTTGATGCATAACGTTTTTACCAGCAGTATACAAACGTCTATGTGCGTTTAAAGGGGTGATTAAATAGTATTATGACCAAGTTTGTAAGCATTATCGGAAACGGTGAAAGTAGACGTGGATTTGATATTACGCCATTAAAAGGTATTACCACAACGATTGGTTGTAATGCTATTTTTAGAGATCACAACTTAGATTATATTGTTGCTTGTGACAGACATATGTGCCAGGAGGCTGTAAACACAGTAGGAAAAAATACTACAATATACACACGTGAAAATTGGTACAAACAATTTGCTTATTGGCCTAATGTAAAGAAGGTACCTGACTTACCATACGAAGGAGACAAAAGACAAGACGAACCTTTTCATTGGGGGACAGGACAATTTGCGGCACTTGTAGGAATGGAATTTAAACCAAAAGCAATTTTTCTAATTGCAATGGATCTTTGGGGGATAGGTGATAAAAAAGGACCAAAAGGTGTCAATAACATGTATAAAGGATCTAAAGGATACACTTATATAAAAAGGCCTGTAGATCCACGATATTGGAGATATCAATTTGATAAACTTTTTGAATATTCCGATTGTAGATGGATAGTGGTAAATGAAGAAAATTGGAAAATGCCCGATGAATGGAAAAAACATAAACACGTTTTCCAAGAGACCTACGAAGGTCTCGCAAAGTGGATCAATAAACAATTGACAAAATCAAAATAAAGTTTATAATAGCATTATGTTTGAAAATATAAAAGATAAAGATCTTATCACTCTAAAATTGGCCTCTGGAGAAGAAGTTATATCAACATACAAAGGCGAAGCAGATTCATACATCAGTATTGAGAAAGCACTTGTACTAATGCAGGGACCACAGGGTCTAGCATTTGGAACATTTTTCTCTACCGCAAAACAAGATGTACCATTTAATATTGCCAAAAATAAAATTACATCTATTGCTCATGTAAACAACAAAATTAAAGGAGAATACGAAAAGGTTTTTAGTAATATTAAAATGCCAGAAAAACCTAGTATAATCACATAATGGCACACTTTGAAAGACATAGCAAAAGTATCAAATCGTTAGTTGATGTTACAGAAGCGATGCTTCATGCTATGGAAAAACACGGAGTAGATCCCGAAACTGTTGCAAACAGGCCTGAATTTTCTGTTTTGGTCCACTTCTTAAAATCTATAATAGATGGCGAGTTAAATATACCAAACGAACTTACTGATACAATAAGAAATAAGTCAGAAGAATTAGGCTTTGACATTAAAGATATAAACAAGAGGTTACACTAATGGTTGATGATATAGAAATAAAAGACAACGTTACAGAAGAATGTTTTACATCAACAAAAAGTTTTTGGAACTTTCCTTGTGCTCATAGACAATATAGACACGATGGCAATTGCCATTTAATTCACGGATACAGTCGAAGTTTCCATTTTTTATTTGGATGCAAAACTTTTACAAAGGAAGGATTCTGTGTTGACTATGGAGATTTAAAACAATTAAAAGCACATCTAGATCATATGTATGACCATACTTTAGTGCTTGACGAAGAAGATCCACATATGGATACTTTTAGAAAATTAGAACAAGCAGGAGTATGTCATATTAGGACTCATCCTATGGGACCTGGTATGGAAGGTACAGCACATTATCTTTGTGAGTGGGCAGACAGATTCTTACGTGAACGATCTCGTGGTCGTGCATGGGTTATTAGTGTAGAAGCAAGAGAGAATGATAAAAACAGTTCTATCTATACAAACCCAAATGCAGGATTCAAAGGATGGACAAACAAATAACATTATTTGAAAACATAGTTATTCAATTAAACAACAAACAATTACGTATAGAAATATACGATACTCCGTTAGGCAAAAGATTCTTAGAAGCATTAAAAGATAATTTAAGAAATAAAAGAATTTTAGAAAAAAACTTTTGTTGGTTAGGGTGGGCAGATAGTAAAAGAGATTTAAATCATTTAGTAGGAGAGTTAAACAAAAATGTGGCACAAATTAATTCGTTTAATTTTAATCCACCGTATAAAAAAATACATCCTTTTGTTGCAAGTGATTTTCAATATTCAAGTAATCTGCCAATTGGTTTAACTGGCTCGAGGCCTTCAATGGAAAAACCTGGATTACGTTTAAAACACGATTCTTGTAATTTACTACATAGATATTTCGAAGAACTACAAGGCACAGCATGGAAACTTTCAGAATATTATAAACAAGCAGACTACGAAACAAAGTATGCAATTAGACAATTGAATAATCTTTGTCATGAAATAGAAAGTTGGGTATTATCATACCGTAAAAATATACTTGATCCTGAATGGATGAGGCCTTCTCAAATTACAACTTTTCTAAATGCACCGAGATACGACTTACATGAAGAAGATTATGAGTTATTCAAACAAAATAGATATCGTAGAGAATTAGGCGGTGTTTATTTGCATTGGAGTCAAATTGGCAAAACACTATATGAAGTTTTCAGAGACGAAGACGCACCATTAATGGATGAAACAATTTGTTCTGCTATAAATCATCAGAAATATTACAGTGGTGAATTTGATATAGAATGGGGACAAACTATAGATGAAGATACTTTTGATTGGAAAAAAGAAGAAATGGACAATTATAGAACTTGGTTAACAAAAAATGGATATGATTGGGAAGATCCTAAACTCGCACTCGGCTATATTAAAATTGGACAAGTGAATATGAAACTAGGGTTCCAAAATAAACCTTTTCGCGAAGTTTACGATGTAATGAAAGAGAATTTAAATATAAAAAGTATACACACAATCGCTTCACAACATACAGAGTGTTATTATCCATACACTCTTGATAGTGATGATTGGAAAAAAATACAAATTGATAATTTGCGAGAAGGGTATTATGAATCACGTAGTATGCGTTAAATGGGGCAACAAATATATTTCTAAATATGCCAATGTTCTAAAAAATATGGTTAAAAGAAACTGTACTGTTGATTATCAGTTTCATTGTATAACAGATGATCCTAAAGGATTAGATTCAGATATTAATGTTATAAGATTTCCTAGTGATCCAGGAATTAAAACATGGTGGAGCAAATTGTGGATGTTTAGTACAGACTTTCCTTTAAAAGGCACCATATTATATTTTGATTTAGATGTAATAGTCTTTAATAATATTGATTTATTGTTTACACACAATCCAGGCAAATTTAATATCATAAGAGACTTTAACAGATGTAGAGTTAAAGATTGGAAACAATCAAATTCTAGTTGCATGCGGTGGAAGACAGGTACTATGAATTATTTGTGGGATGATTTTAAAAGTGATTCAGCAAAAATTATGCAACAAAATCATGGAGATCAAGATTGGATTATGAAAAGAGCAAAAAACGATATAAATTGGTTTCCTGATGAATGGCTTAGAAGTTACAAATGGGAAATGGTTGGATTTAAAGATACAAAACTTTTGACTAGTCATGGCAAAAGATACTTTAGAAAACCAGCAGATGTATATCCCGAGAACAAAGTAGCAGTATTTCACGGAGAACCAAAACCTTTTAACTGTGCTGACGATTGGGTAGTTAAAAATTGGATATAATATGTTTAAAAACATTCACAATTGGCCTTTGGAACATTGGCACATTGAACTTTGTTCAAAATGCAGTTTAAAATGTCCAAGATGTAGCAGACAAGAAGTACCTAAAGGACTAACAAATAGAGAACTAACTCTAGAATGGTTTCAACAAAACTTTGTAAAAGAGATTATTAATAAGGTTAAAAAGATATCTTTTTGTGGTGATGATGGTGATCCTATATATGCCAAAGATTTTTTAAAAATCTTAAAATGGTTAAGGCAAAAAAATAAAAAATTACAATTTGTTATAATAACAAATGGCTCTTATAAAACACAATCATGGTGGGAAGACCTAAGTCAAATCCTTGACGCTAGAGATCATATACATTTCTCCATCGATGGATGGAATCAAGAATCAAATAACATGTATAGAGTTAATTGTCATTGGGATTCAATAATGTGGGGTGTACATGCTTTGAGACATTGCCATGTATATAAAACTTGGGCGGCAATTGCCTTTAAATTTAATGAGAACAAATTATCTCAAATGGAAGGAATGGCACAACAATTAAATTTTGATCAGTTTCAACTTACATTAAGCACAAAATTTGGCAAAAATTATACTGGATATCCAAAAAATGATCCTTTGCAACCTAGTGACAAATATATTGCCACAGGTAGATTTACAAGGACATATAAAAAATTAACAAATAAAATTTGGCTTGATAGAACTTATGAAACATTCTTAGAAAGATATCAAAACGAACCTATCGAAAAGCAATCAATAATACCTTTATGTATGATTGGAAACAAAGGACTTTATATTAAGGCAGAAGGAAAATTTTATCCTTGTTGTTGGACAGGACTTAGATATGAACACAATAAAAATATATTTGATTACATTGATTTTAATAAAAAATTGGCTAATGTATTAGATAATCCGATGTGGAAAAAACTATTTGTTGATTTAGTGTTTAACAAAGGTCCACAGGAATGTTTTGAAAAATGTAGTGCTAAAAAATGGAGTGTAGATCATGCCACACAATGGTAAAAATTTTGGAAAAGTAGAAGTAATAGGTGATCGTATACCTGAGAGTTGTGGGTACCAAAAACGTTTCAAATACAATATTGATATGAATTCAAACGGCATAGGTGGAGAATGTATAGAGTGGTGTGAAGAAAATTGCCAATACAAATGGGGTTGGTGGTTCGAGGCTCCTGATAATCCTGAAGTATTTTATAATCATTGGGAAGGACAAAAGGCATGGATGAGTTTTGCCAATAGAAAAGAGGCTATGACGTTTTGGATTAGTGTAGGAATTCAAAACTACGGACAAAAGGATTGATAATTAATTGTATGAAATGGTTTGATATAACAGATCCAGCAAAAGCACAAATGGAAAGATTACTTGAAAAGAATCCAGGCAAGTATGCTGTAAGTTTACAAGTAATAGGTGGCGGTTGTGCAGGTTTCAAATATAAATGGGATTTTATTGCTAAAAAAGAAGATGTCAACAAGGACGACGAACTAGTTGATTGGGGAACAGGTCGTTTTTTAGTTGATGAAACTTCTATGATGTATATTACTGGAACAAAAATTGATTGGATAGAAGAAACATTTGGTTCTCAATTTGAGATTATAAATCCCAATGCACAAAGTGGTTGTGGTTGTGGAGAATCTTTTGGGGTGTAATGGACACAGCATTTGTAATAGGTAACGGTGAATCAAGAAACATATTTCCTATAGAAACATTAAAAGGCAAAGGTATAGTTTGGGGTTGTAATGCCATTTATCGAGATTATCCTGAATTATGTAATAATATTGTTAGTGTAAATGAAAACATGACCGACGAATTAAAAGAATGGCAGGCATCATCTGGAACAACTATAAAAATATACGGTATGGAAGATACTATAAATTGGGATTGGATTATTTTTGGAGATAAAGAAAACGATATTCCTGAAGGTTTAAAACTTTATAGAATATGGCGAGGTGGTACAACAAGAAACGGCGGCAGAATTAGAACACTAGATTTTAGTTTGGCCAAAGGATCTGGTACTTCAGCAGTAGTTTTAGCCGCTGAATCAGGTATTAAAAATATTATAATAATGGCTTTTGATATTTTAGGTTCAAGACAATGGGAGTATGCGGCTAAAGATGGTAGTTCAAGTAGAGAACAAAATAATATATACAAAAATACAAAAAACTATCCCGGTAGATTAAGTATGAAAGCATATTTAAAGTTTGAATGGATGTATCATTTACGTCAAACTTTTAGACGTTACAAAAACACAAATTTTTATTTTATTAATAGACGTGAATACATCGAATACAATCATTTTATAAAATACTATTTTGATCAACCTAATATCAAAACAGGAACATATGCTGATCTACAACGTTGGGTAGATGGCGACAGAGATAAAATTCAATGGTGGAATCTATAACGATTGCATTGAACTTGCATCTAACTGATATATTTTTCTCATTTTAACACCTACTTTTTGAGCATATTTTTTAGAATCACAATAAGAACAAACGTGTTTATAGTCGTTACTTGCTCTTTCTGGATCTACTTGTGCTCTAGGTCTTAAAAATGTTACTCCACATGAATCGCACTTAAAATAATATATGGTATTTTTACGGTGAAAGGTGTGGTATACGCCTAATTTGCTTTGGCGTTCATGCAATCGCATCGTTTTTAGAGTCTCGATGAACATCAAAAGTATTTAATAAATACACATAAACATAATATGGCACGATTAAACATAGACACAGGAATAGATGGAAATCCATCAACAGGCGATACTTTACGTACCGCTATGACAAAAATCAATACAAATTTTGAAGAACTTTACACTACAACTGTCGCTGATGGCGTTTTAACTACAACAACTACAAATGGTGATGTAAGAATTCAAGCAAATGGAACAGGTATTGTAGAAATAGATCAATTACAAATAACTGATGCCGCAATAACGCCATTAATAACAAATGGCGATCTTACACTTACAGCAAACGGTACTGGTGATATTGTGCTAGGTGCTGTTACTATATCTGATAATAGAATTTCTGCAAATGCTTCAAATGATGATTTAGAAATACGTGCAAGTGGTACTGGTTCTATTTTATTAGAAGCGATCACAATCTCAGATAATTTAATTACAACATCGGTTTCAAACGCAAATTTACAACTTGACGCATTAGGAACAGGTGCAATTGAAATGATACCTGCTATTATTCGAATGGCAAATTTACCCACCAGTGATCCTAGTTCCGCAGGTCAATTATGGAACAGTTCAGGTGATCTTAGAGTAAGTGCTGGTTAATAACCGTTAAACACATATCCTTAAATTCACTAAATATCAGTAGATATGGCTCAAAGTTTAATTAATGTAGGTAATAATGCTGATGACGGTACAGGTGATACTATCAGAGAGTCAGGTCTTAAGATTAATGAAATGTTCGATGAACTATATCTTAGACCTTCAATGCTTTCTGACATCACAATAGATGGAAATAATATTTCCACAGGTTCGTCAAATGCTGATATAGACCTAAATCCTTCAGGAACTGGTGGTATTGTATTTCCAAAAGTTATATTTGATGATAACAATATTAAAACTACAGGAAATGATAATTTAGGATTTATACCTAGCGGAACAGGATCTGTAATTTTTGGTGGTTTAGGTTTTGTTGGCACTTCTATAAGTGCAAAGGATTCTTCACTTATTAATATTAACGAAGCATTAAGAGTCGACAGTAACGTGAGCACCACTGGTACTTTTGCCCCAACAGGTGTAATAACAACTTCAAGTTTAACTGTAGATTCAAATATTAATATTACAGACAATGAAATAAAAGCAACAACATCAAATTCAGATTTAGTTTTAACTGCGGCGGGAACAGGTAGTATTCATTTAGGTGCAGTAAACATTTCTGGTACAACAATAACTTCAGATGATTCGTCATCTATTAATATTAATGAAGGTTTAGTAATTGACGGAACTGCTACAATAGAAAACGCAGTAACATTTGATTCAACTTTAGAAGTTAGTAGTAACGTTACTGTTACTGGAAATTTAATTGTATCAGGAATTTCATCTATTCCAGGAACTTTTTCAATTGATAACTTAACTTTTAATGATAACATTATAGGTTCTTCATCAAATGCAGAT